CACAAATCATTTTAGATGATTTAAAAGTTGCAGACAAAATTAAAAAAGCCATTAAAGAAGAATTCAACAATGTTCTTCGTATGTTGAGTTATCAAAACATGGCTCAAGATATCTTCCGTAGATACTATGTTGATGGTAGAATGTACTACCACATCATTATTGACCGTGAGAATCCACAAGAAGGTATTAAAGAACTTCGTTACATTGACCCACGTAGATTGCGTAAGGTCCGTGAAATGAAGAAACAAAAAGATGAGAGAACTGGTGCAGACATTATGCAACCAGTCAACGAATACTACATCTACAACGACAAAGTTGTTAGTGGTAGTGCATCCAATTTTGGTCCTGTTGGTGTTCGCATTACAACAGACTCTATTATTTCGGTGGTATCGGGTCTTATGGACTCCCGCCGTGCGGTTGTTCTGAGTTATCTACATAAAGCAATCAAGCCTCTTAATCAACTACGTATGATAGAGGATGCAACGGTCATTTACCGTATTTCGAGAGCTCCAGAACGCCGTATTTTCTACATTGACGTTGGCAATTTACCAAAATTAAAAGCAGAACAATACCTACGTGACATTATGGTCAAGTATAAAAACAAACTTGTCTATGATGCCAACACAGGTGAAGTCCGTGATGACCGCAAGTTTATGTCCATGATGGAAGACTTCTGGTTACCACGTAGAGAAGGTGGTAAAGGCACAGAGATTACTACACTACCAGGTGGACAGAACCTAGGTGAGTTGGAAGACGTTAAATACTTTCAGAAGAAACTCTATGGTGCCTTATGTGTTCCAATCTCCAGGTTAGAACCTAATCAAGGATTCTCACTTGGTCGTTCATCAGAAATTACTAGAGATGAATTGAAGTTCTCAAAATTTGTGGATAGATTGAGAAGTAAATTCTCCGATGTATTCAACCAGGCATTACGTGTACAATGTGTACTAAAAGGTATTTGTACAGATGAAGAATGGGAATTGTTTAAAGAAGACATTCACTACGACTTCATTAAAGATAATAATTTCTCCGAATTAAAAGAAGCGGAATTAATTTCACAACGTTTAACTCTACTTCAATCGGTTGATCCGTATACAGGCCGTTACTTCTCACAAAAATGGATTCAACAGAATGTGTTGCGTCTAACAGATGATGAGATTTCTGAAATGGATGCAGAGATTGAAAAAGAAAAAGAAATGGGTCTTGGATTGCCTGTTGCTGTAACAAACGATGTTGCACAACAACAAATGTTGGGGCAAGTTCAGACCGACCAAATGGTACAACAGGCAGAATTAATGCCTGATCCTGCACCAACTGGTGGTTCCAGTTCTGGTGGTAGTTCATCATCAAAGAGTAAACCAAAACCAAAAAGTTCCGGTGGTTCAAAATCAGTTAAAGGTGACCTCAGCTTAGAAGAAGTTGAAACAACATTTACCAGATTGAAACGCATTTTATAATTAGGAGATAACAATGGACAAAGCAAGAGAAATCGTAGACTACGCAGAAAATGACAACGCAATTGAAATGCGTAATGCATTATATTCCGCACTACACGATAGAGTTAAAGCTCATATTGAGACACACAAGGTTGAAGTTGCAAAACAATTAATGAATCCAGATGATGCAACATCCGAAGATGAAGTTGTAAGTGCAGATGAACCTGCTACAACAGAAGCTGAATAATTTTGACACTGGTATAAATATTATTCAAACATAACAGGAATTACAAATGGCAAATTTATATTCATATCAAGTCATTAAAGACACAACAGAACATGCCGTTATTAAATTAACAGGTAAGTTTGATGGTACTGGCCAAGAAGACAACCACGCCAGAATTACGGCTAACACATTATATGGTGCATTAGATAGTTCGAAAGCAAACTTACTTTCATCGACTGCAAATACAGGTCCATTATCTTATTATGGTTTAGCTTTGAATCGTTTATGGTACTCAGGTCCTAATAATGGTGATGTTAATTTATTTTGGCACGCTGATACAACTACACCAATATTCATGTTGAATGGTAGTTGTGAATTTGATGGTCAAGATAACTGGGTAACAATACCAAACAACTCAAAAGGAACAGCAAACTCCAGAGGTGATATAGGTGTTCAAACTAGAGGCATGGTCGCAAACAATTCATATACATTAATATTAGAATTACGTAAAGACAACGAACACTATCAACGTGGTCAGTTCAACGATCCAGCTGCATTTAACTACGGTAGTTACAGCATAAGACCATAAGGATTAAAATGAAACTCATACGAGAACTTACCGAATCGGTACAATATTTAACGGAAGAAAAAGATGGAAAGAAAACTCTTTTCATTGAAGGTCCGTTTCTAGTCGCAGAAGCTGTTAACAAAAACAAACGCATGTATAAAGAAGAAACTATGCGTAATGAAGTTAACCGTTATAACGAAGAATACATTCAAAAAAATCGTGCCTTTGGTGAACTGGGACATCCAGACACCCCATCCATTAATCTTGACCGTGTATCACACTTAATTGTTGGTCTGCGCCAAGAAGGAAATGCTTGGATAGGCAAAGCAAAAATTCTTGAAACCCCTATGGGTAACATTGCAAGAAACCTTATCGAAGGCGGCGCACAACTTGGTGTGTCATCTAGAGGTATGGGTTCTCTTAAAATGGAAAACGGCATCAATGTCGTTCAAGGAGACTTTCATCTGGCCACAGCGGCAGATATTGTAGCAGATCCTTCTGCGCCTGGTGCTTTTGTACAAGGTATTATGGAAGGTAAGGAGTGGATGTTGGTTAACGGTGTTTGGACCGAACAACATTACGATGAAGCTAAACAAGAGATTAAGCAAGCATCACGCAAAGAGATTGAAACTGTAAGTTTAAAAATCTTTGAAAACTTCCTTAAAAAACTTTAAATATAAATATCCAATATAAATCAAGGAGATTCTCAAAATGGGAAAATTTAATCTGACAGACGCCGCTAAAGCAATTCTAACAGAAGGTGCAAAAGAAACTTTTGATGCTTCTGTAAGCCGTGGCCACAAAGACGCACCATCAAAGTTACCTACATCTGTTGCTTACGGCACTAAAGATGTTGGTGAAGTTGCAGGTGAAATTAAAAAACAGGATGACGAAACTGGTGACTATACAAAAGGTACACCAACAGCAACACCTCCAGGTGCAACGCCACCAGTTGGTTCACAACCTGCTGAAAAGTTGTCAGGTCCTGCTGACTCACAAGGTTCTGAACACAAAGCTGTTCAAGCTGCAGCAACTGATTACAACGCAATTCGTGACCGTATCAAAGCTAAACTTGCACCACAAATGATGCAAGCAAATCCAGGTGCAACATTCCAATCTTATGCTGAAGAAAAAGAAGAAGCAGAAGAAGTTGTTGCAGAAGAAAAAGAAGGTCATGAAGATGCAGCAGAAGACAAAAAAATGATTAAGTCTATGATGAAGAAACAAAAAATGAAAGAACAAATGGACCAAGACGTAGGTGCATTACTTTCAGGTGAAGACCTTTCAGAAGAATTCAAAACAAAAGCAACCACAATTTTTGAATCTGCCGTTATTGCTCGTTCTCAATCTATTATGGAAGAAGTCGAAGAAGCATTGTACGAAGAATTTGAAGTGGCTGTTGAATCAGTTAAAGAAGATTTGGCTAAGAAGTTGGATGACTACATCAACTACATGGCTGAAGAATGGTTCAAAGAAAACCAATTGGCAATCGAAAAAGGTCTACGTTCCGAAATCGTTGAAGATTTCATCCGTGGTCTAAAAGGTCTATTCGAAGAACACTACATTGACATTCCAGAAGAAAAAGTTGATGTTGTGGAAGAATTGACCACAAAGGTTGAAGAATTGGAAACTTCAATCAACGAAGAAATTTCACGTAACGTTGAAATGAAGAAACAAATTAACGAATTTAAAAAGACAGAGGCTATACATACAGTATGTGAAGGCCTGACGCAGACACAAGTAGAAAAACTAAAATCACTCGCAGAGACTGTTGAGTTTACTACTGAAGAAGAATTTGGTCGCAAACTAGAAACATTGGTAGATTCATACTTCCAACAAACAGTTAAAGCACCAGTTAGTTCTGCTCTACATGAAGCTGTAGAAGTTGAGGATGAAAAGAAGCCAATGGCATCTGTTGATCCTGCAATCGCTCAGTACGCACAAATCATCTCTAAATCATTGGTTAAATAAATAAACTTTACCAATAAAAGATACTAATAAGGAGAACATTAATGTATCTAACCGAAGAACTACAAAAGAAATGGGCGCCAGTGCTTGAACACGAAGGCCTAGAGTCCATCAAAGACCCATACAAGAAAGCTGTTACAGCACTTGTTTTGGAAAACCAACAACGTGAAATGGCTGCAGCATCACAACAGTTGAACGAAACTGCTGTATCTTCTGCACCGACAAACGTTACAGGTTCTGGCATTTCTAACTACGATCCAATCTTGATTAGCTTGGTTCGCCGTGCATTGCCTAACTTGATTGCTTATGACGTTGCAGGCGTTCAGCCAATGACTGGACCTACTGGTCTAATCTTTGCAATGCGTGCTCGTTACGACACACAATCAGGTTCACCAAACAACACAAACGAAGCATTCTTCAACGAAGCAAACACAGAGTTCTCTGGTGCATTGTCTACGTCTAACCCATACGGTTTCCGTGGTAACAACGCAACAGATATCCGTACAAGCCCTGTTGCAGATTTGACTGCTAACCATTACACAACTGGTATCGCAATGTCAACATCTACTGCTGAAGCATTAGGTGCAGACACAGACAGTCCTTTCAAACAAATGGCATTCAGCATTGAGAAAGTTACTGTTACTGCACAAAGCCGTGCATTGAAAGCTGAATACTCACTAGAACTTGCACAAGACTTGAAAGCAATCCATGGTTTGGATGCTGAAACAGAATTGAGCAACATTCTTTCTACCGAGATTCTTGCTGAAATTAACCGTGAAGTTATCCGTACAATCTATACAACTGCTGTTGCAGGTGCTCAATACGGCACTACAACTGCTGGTGCATTTGACTTGGACACTGACTCTAACGGTCGTTGGTCTGTTGAACGTTTCAAAGGTTTGATTTTCCAAATCGAACGTGATGCTAACGTTATTGCAAAACAAACTCGTCGTGGCAAAGGTAACGTGATGATTGTATCATCTGACGTTGCTTCCGCAATGGCGATGGCTGGCGTGTTGCAATACACACCTGCTTTGTCTGCTGACCTACAAGTTGATGACACAGGCAATACATTTGCTGGTATGTTACACGGTCGTATCAAGGTCTATATCGACCCATACTTCGGTGGTTACACATCTAACCAAGAATTGGTGACAATCGGTTATAAGGGTTCTTCTCCTTATGACGCTGGTATCTTCTATTGCCCATACGTTCCTCTACAAATGGTTCGTGCAATTGACCAGTACACATTCCAACCAAAGATTGGTTTCAAGACTCGTTACGGCATGGTTGCAAACCCATTCGCAACTGGATTGACAAGTGGCAATGGCGCATTGAACGCACGTTCAAACGTTTACTATAGAATTTTCCAAGTGAAAAATCTTATGTAAGATAAGAGTCACCGCAGAGTGACATTTTAAAGACCACCTTCGGGTGGTCTTTTTTTTGGCTCCTAAATACTGATAGAGGAGATAAAATGACAGCAATAAACAGAAGTCCCGATAATACAAACCTATTACAGGCAACGAAGTTTTTATTAACGTTTAGTAGAATTAAAACCACACAATATTTTTGCCAAACTGTTAATCTTCCTGGTGTATCTTTAGGTGAAGTAAGTCGAGCAACACCATTTTTGGACATGTATTCACCTGGTACAAAATTGACATACGATCCATTGGTCGTAGAGTTCATATTGGAT